AATGATGACCAAAGATAATGTAGGAAATGCGAATATAGAAAGTAATAATGGTGGTAGAGGGTTTGCAAGGAATGTGCAAAAAGAGTTAAAGGAGTTAAAGAATACTCACACAAAAGTAAATTGGTTTCATCAAGGAGAAAACAAAATTGCAAGAATATTAAGTAATTCGACAGGGGTAATGAATAACATTTATTTTCCAATTAATTGGGAGGATAGATGGCCAGAATTTGCCAAACATTTAAAACATTATGTAAGAACAGGAAAAAATGAACATGATGATGCTGAAGACTGCTTAACAGGGGTATATGAAAATCCAAAACCTAAAAATACAAATATGACAATGACTAATAAGTCTTTTATAAATATAACATCTACTAAAAAGTAGGTGTTTTTTGATTGGAGGAAACAATGCTAAGATATAGTAAAGAAAGATTAGCGGAAGAAAAAAGTATAACAGATATATATTTTAGAGCACAACTAGAATTAAATGTTAGAAAAGAATTATATGAGAATTTTAGAAGAAAATTAACAGATGAAGAACTAGCAAGTTTAGATGATGAAGATATAAAAGTACCACTTGAGAGATATATAAGTGTTATGTCTGCCGGTTATTTTGGAGGAAAAGCACCAACATATAAAGTAAAAGCATTTAATAAAGATAAAGACAAAATAATCAAAGAACTATTTAATCATGAAACTAATGACGAAAAAGAAATAATAGAAATAAAAGAATTAATTAAACATATAAATGACTATAATAATGATGCTTCACATTTTTTACATATGGTATTAGATTACTTAATAAAAAGAGCTTGCTATGAAATATACTATAAAGACGAAAAAACAGGAGAAATAACGATAGCAAGAAGTGATGCATTAGAAACTATCGCTATATGGGATTATTCAGCTAAAAAGAATTTAATAGGTATATACAGAATAATTCGTACATATATGGCAAATGGTGAATATCAACAAATGATAGAATTAACAACAGCAGATGGAAAAAGATATTATTACGATACACCTGAAAAAAGAAAAATATTTGGTACACCAGCGTATGAACAAAAATTTAAAGATGAACCATTATTTAAAGAAAACATAAAAGAACAACAACCTAAAAAATGGGACGATGATATACCAGCAACAGCAATAGAAAATTGTGATGGAATAGCAATTTTTGAACCTGTAATCAGTTTAATAAGAGCATATGAGAGATGTATTCAAAATTCAAGAAATGTATTTAAATATAATGATGAAGCAATATTGAAAGTTAGAGGATATACACCAGAAAATCCGATGATTATACAAAATGAAAAAGGCGAAGATATTATAAACCCTGCAAGACAAAAAGAAGATGAGTATGTATTAACAAGTAGAGTAAGATATCTTGATGGAAATAAAGATGTAAATAGTGATATAGCTTGGGTTGAAAAGAATGTAAACGATACGGCATTACAAAATCACAAAAAGACATTGATTGATATTATTTGTTTGTGTTCATTTTGCCCTAATATGACAGATTTAGGTTTTACACAAGCAGATAATAATGCAGCACTTGAAAAGAAATTCTTTAGTTTACAACAATATATAGCAACATTTGAAGGAGATTTCGAAGAAGGTTTAAAAAGAAGATGGAGAATAATATTAGAAAAATTCAATAAAGAAAAAGGTAAAACATATGATTTTAGAGATATTGAAATAAAACTAAATAGAAATTTACCTTCTGATGTAGCAACAATGATTACTAATGCATTAAAAATAAGAGGATTAGTAAGTGATGATACGGTCATAAACTTATTAGGACTTGATTTAGATGCAACAAGTGAGTTAGCAAAAATGGACTTACAAAATGAAGAAAATATTCAAAAGAATTTACAACAAATGCAAATGATGGGACAAGCAGGAGCAGGGCAAAATAATAAAGAAGATAAACAAGATGATAAAGTGACAGACTTAACAGACACACAAAAAGCACAAAAACTAACAGCAGATAACAAGAAAGAGCAAACTAAAGTAGTTAAAAAGCAAATCAATAAAGAATAGAGGTGTTATAAATGCAAGGAATATTTATGATTCTTTTTTTTATTATGTTAGGATTTTTTGGCGAAATGGGAAAAGATTTGTATCATTGGTTTTGGAAAGGTGATAGATAAATGAATATATGGAATTATCACGATACAAAAATGCAAGAATTAAAACAACTATATAATAAAACATCAAAACAAACTCAAAACAGACTTCAAGAACTATTTGATACATTTAATTTTACAACAGAAAACATCTATAATATTGCAGATAATAAAACTAAGAAAAGAATAAATACATATATAGAACAATGGAAAGAACAAGGATTATTAAAGAATAATAGCTATTTTACTGCATTAGCAAACAATATTTATAAAAGAACAAGAGTAAAAAATAGCGAAATACTAGAATTGCTTATTTATAGTGCATATATAGAAGAGCAAAGCAAATTAGAAGAACAAGAAAAGCAAATAATGTATGAAGATGCAAACTATTATTATCAAGAAGGAATAAAAGAAGTTGAAAAAAAGAAAAAGCCATCAATAATTCCGATGGCTTTATTTCTTGCATTATTAGACCAACCAAATTATAGCGGTTTCAATTGGAGGCAATATGTTGAAGCGACAATACAGTATAATACACAACAAATATATAAACAAGCAATTTTAAATATACAACAGCAAAAGGACCTAGGAATTGACTCTAGCGAGTTTCAAACAATAATAAACAGACAAAATAATCAAAAACTTAATATAAATGGTACTAAAACATCAGGCGCAGTTGACTTGATTTTGATAGGAATAAATAATCAAGCAAAAGTAGAAGGAATAAAAGAAGTAGCAGAAGATAATTCAAAAGTTAGATTTATAGCAGTAGAAGATGATAAAACAACATTGATGTGCGATAGTTTAAATAATCAAGAATTTTACATCGACAAAGAAAATGTATTTGATAGATATTATGGTGAGACACAAAAAGAGCTAACAATACAAAGAATTAGATGTAATGGATTGGTATTAGGCTTAAATTTACCTCCTATTCAACATCATTTCCATTACTGTAGGAGCTATATTATGTATTTGCCATATTATGAATTAGAAAAGAAATATGGTATTTTTGACAGCGCTCTAGAAAAGACAGTAAAGAATAAATATAATGTTAAAAAAGCAAAACTAAAAGGATTAGACAAAAAAGCATTGCTTGATACATTAAATAATATGAATAAGGTTTACAAAGAATTTCCTCAAGTAAGAAACAAGCTAAAAGAAATTAGTGTAATAGAGCATCCAAATGGTGGATTAAATATTACTCCAGATATAAAAGATAATAGATATATTATGGAGATTAACAAGAAATTCTATGGAGATATAAATACAGTAAGAAAACAATATCAAAAAGATGTAAAAAATGGTTTTCATCCTAAAAATACAACATACGAGGATTTAGGAAATCACGAATTAGGACATTGTGTTACATATGAAATAATCAAAAACAGATATACTAATAAAAATTTAATAATTAAGGACTGGAATAATGATATAACAACAAAAGAAATTGTAGCAAAAGCATTTAACAATTTAGGAATTAGTGATAAAATATCACAAAACTTATTAAGAAGTAATATTTCTAAGTATGCAATGACAAAATATAGTGAGACAATAGGTGAAGCATTTGCAGACTATTATAAAAATAAGAGCAATGCAAGTATACTTAGTAAAGAAATAATTAAGATAATGAAAGGAATGATATAGATGATACTGAATCCTAGATGGTTAGATTGGTTATCCAATGAAGAAGATGAAAATGGAAATATGACAAAATTAAAAGAAAACACACCTGATGATATACGAAAAGAATATGAAGAGTTAATAAAAGAAGAACAAGAAAGCATGAGAAACAATAAATTAAAGAAAACAATATTTTAAGTACTTACTGACAAGTAGGTGCTTTTATTATGGAAAGAAGGAGGAAATATGCAAGAATTAAAACCAACCAGTAAAGAAAATGCAAAAAAATCTATTATAGCAATAGGTCAAGAACTTATAAAGAGGGCAGATGATATAACAAACGACTTGAAATTTGTCTCTAACATTGAAATTAATGCGAATTTGACACCAGATGAAATAACTAATTTTGATATAAAGAAAAAATATACAGCAATTTATGAAGGAGAGGGGGGAAAATAGATGGCATTAGATAGAGTTTTTAGTACACCAACAATCACGGTAGATCAAGATAAATATGATGAATTAATAAAAATATCTGATAGGTACGAACAATTAATAAAAAAAGAAAAAGAGCTATTTGATTTTGGAAAAGCAATTCAATATTTAAAAGAAGGAAAAAGACTACAAAGACAAGGCTGGAATGGTAAAAAACAATATATAGAATTAGCAACCAATATTAGTTACAAAAATGCTAATGATGAAATAATAAATGCTGAACATGATGCAATAGGAAATAAAGCAATAGCATTTGTTGGAACATCAGGTATTCAATTAGGTTGGTTAGCAAGTCAAGCTGATATGTTAGCCGAAGATTGGAAAATCGTGGAGGAGGAAAAATAATATGTGGTTATTAGTTTTAATATTAAGTATTAAATTACAAATGCCAACTTGGTATTGGATTATATTTACGGTAATTACAATATTTAGACCGGTTATATGGGCATTTAAATATAATTTTGCAGAAGGATATATGAAAGCAAAGAATAAAGATAATAAATAAGTTATTAACATTTTATAATTATAAATCAAGAACCAAGTCGACGGGTTCTTTTTTTTGTTGTCCTAGATAAGACATTAAACTGTCTATATTTGTTTGGTTAGACTTCCGTAAAAAGTCAAAATAGTTTGGTTATAACTCAGCCGAAAAAGTTAAAGGAGGAATTTCATCATGGATAATAAAGATGAAGAAATGAAAAAAGATATGGAATCTACTGCCGAGAGTGTAGAAAAAGTTGAACCATCAAATGTCGAAGAAAATAAAGAAAAAACTTATACAAGAGATGAAGTAAACAAGATGATTAATGCTGAAAAGCAAAAAGAAAGACAAGCAATGTTAGAAGAAATGGAAGCCAAAAAAGCAGAGGCTGATAAACTTGCAAAAATGGATGAAGACCAAAAAAAGTCTTATGAATTAGAGCAAGAAAGAGCTAGAGCAAATAAGGCTGAAAATGAACTAAATGCTTATAGACTAAAAGACGAAACAATTCGTCAAGCAAATCAAAGAGGTATCTCATTAGGATACATAGATACTATTGATTTTTCAAGAGAAACCGCTGAAAGTATCAATTCAAAATTAGATATATTTGAAAAAGTATCAAAAGCAGATAGAGAAAAAGCAATAAATGAGTATTCTAAAGAACCTGCTCCTCAAACAGGAGATTCAATTGAAGGTTCTAAACCAGAAAGTCAAATGACTTATGAAGAACTTTGCAAATTATCAAAATATAAAAATTAAAAGAAAGAAGGTATAAAAAATGGCAGATTTTACAAGTACAGGAACATTTAACAAAAAATATTTTAATGAAAGAGCATTCGGTGCTTATTATGACACAATTCCACAAGAAAGATTAAATTTATTAATAAAATCAGGAGTATTACAAGGAAACAATAGAATAAGAGAAATGTTTGCATCACAAACTGGTGCTGAATATGGAATAATTCCAATGATAGGAAGATTAAAAGGCAAACCAGTAAACTATGATGGAAAAACAAAATATGATGAAGGAAAAACATTGCCAACATATAAACAAGGTGTTGTTGTTATTGGTAGAAAAGACAAGTTTTATGAAGATGACTTTACATATGATGTAACATCTAAAAAAGACTTTATGAGTCAAGTTGCAGACCAACTAGGAGATTACTGGGATAGCGCATGGGAAGATGTATTATTAATTATAACAAAAGCATTATTCTCAATGAAATCAGATGCAGGTAAAGTTTTTGCTTCAAAACACACATATGATATATCAGGAGAAACTGAGTCATCAGTAGCTGAAACAACATTAAATACAGCGTTACAAAAAGCATGTGGAGATAGAAGAAGAAACTTTAAATTAGCAGTAGCAAACTCTGTAATAGTAACAAATCTAGAAGGAAAAAAATTAGTAACAAACTTAAGATATAATGACCCAAATGGAATTGAAAGAGAACTAAATGTTTATACATGGAATGGAAAATTATTAATTGAATATGACGAAATAACAGAAGAAGAGGGAGACCCAATATATGCAAAAACTTCTGATAAAACTTTAACAGAAGGAAAAACATATTATACAAAAAGCGGAACAAATTATACAGCAGTTGCAGAACCTTCTGTTGAAAATATTGGAAACTATTATGAAGTTTCAGGATATGGAGATTCTAAGTATGTTACTTATGTTTTCGGAAAAGGAGCATTTGACTATGAAGACTTAGGAGCAAAAGTACCTCATGAAATGGATAGAGATGCTGATAATGATAGAGATTACTTATATGAAAGACAAAGAAAAGTAATGGCTCCTCATGGTGTTAGTTACTTAATGAAAAATCAAGCAACAGATTCACCAACAGATGAAGAATTAGCAGATGGAGCAAACTGGGATTTAGTAGTAGGTTCTGATGGAAATACATATAACCATAAAGAAATTGCTATAGCAAGAATAATCTCAAAAGGATAGAAAGGAAGGCAATAGATGTTAGAACAAATAAAAAAAAGATTAGGAGCAAATTATATTGAAGATACAGAAGATATAATAAAAGACATCATAGCAGATATGACTTCTATTGCCTGTGATGCTTCTAATCGTAAAGAAACTGATAAAAAATTATTTCCATATATAAAAAAAGCTGTTATTTCCGAATACAATGCAAGAGGTGCAGAAGGTCTATTAAGTCGCAATGAAGGTTCTATTTCAAGTTCATTTAATGATATAGAAAAGAAATTAAAAATTGATGTTGCTTCAATAAGGATATTCAAGTAATGCTATTACGAGATTTAACAAAAGTATATATATCAGAGTATGAAGAAATAGAAGACCACGGAGAAACGGAAAAGGTATGGAAATTTAAATCAATGAGCAAAAAAAAGCCATATGCATATTTGAACATGCAACAAGATGTCAATGAACTTGACAGAAAATCAACAGGTGAAGTGGATTATAGTACATATAAAGGTCGTACGACTAAAAATTATGATATACAAAAAGGCAATGGAATATCATTTGAAGATATCTCAAAATTAGAGAAGTTTATTCCAGAATATAGAGTACTAGATAAAAATAAAATAGGAAGTACATATGTGTATAGAATGGAGAAAATACAATGATAAATTTCAATTGTAATATAAAAGTAAAACATAATTTTAAAAATATAGATGCTATAATTCAAAAATTACCACAAACTGCAAAAATAATAACAGAAGATGTATTAAAAAACATTAGAGGTTACGCTATAAGGTTGGAAAAAGGACATAATGAAGAAGGCATATTAGTCGAAATGATTGATATGTCAACCAAAGAAGTGAAAGGGCGTGTATATACAGACAAAGATAAGTTTCCTTGGGCTATGTTTGAACATTTTGGTACAGGAGATTTTAGAGAACTACCTCCAGTAGGAACTACAAAACATTTCTTGGAAACAGGAGGAAGTCAGTGGTTCATTCCTGTCTCAAAGACTGAAAAAGAATTGCATTATCCAATTATTGAAATAAATGGTACGCAATTTTATGTAGCACACGGAGTTAAAGCTTGTCATTTCATGACTGATAGTGCGTTTTATACTAGAGACGAAAATAAAGAAATTACAATAAAGAAACTCAACCAAATGTTTAGAGATATTTGTAAATAAAAAAATAGGAGGCATGATTAATGCAAGAAATTTGGAAGGATATTAATATAGATGGCTTAAAAGAAAAATACCAAGTTAGTAATTTAGGGCATATAAAAAGTCTAAAAAGAAATATCAATATGAAGTTAATACATGACAAAGATGGATATCCGACTATATTTCTTTGGAAATATAAAAGAAAAGTACATATTATAGTTCATAGAATGGTGGCACAAGCATTTATACCTAATCCAGAGAACTTACCACAAGTAAATCATAAAGATGGCAATAAATCCAACAATAATGTTGAAAATTTAGAATGGGTTACTTGTTCGGAAAATGTAAAACATGCATATAAGACAGGACTTAATAAACCAAGGTATGGAAGTGAAAATCAGCTTTCTAGAAAAATAATTCAATATGACATTAATATGAATAAAATTGCAGAATATGAAGGAATTAGAGAAGCGGAAAGAAAAACTGGATTCGATAACGGATATATTTCTGCTTGTTGTTTAGGAAAATATAAAAAAGCTTATGGCTATATATGGAAATATAAAGAGGAACAGAAATGTTCTTCTTTTTTGGAGGTATGCAAATAATGAAAGATTTAAGTATAAAGGACTTTAGCGATTTAGTATATGAAAAGCTAGAAAATTTGTATAAGAATAAACCGATTTTAAGCAATCCAAATACAGAAAGTAAATTTCCTATATTGGAATTGCATACACCTTTGAAATCAGTAAATCTAACAGAAAACGCATTTCCTATTCGTTCTACATTTCAAATATCAATCACTTGTTGGAATGAAAAACAAAGACAAGCAATGCAAATGACAGATGAAGTTAGTACAAGACTTCAAGAATTAAATTTAATAAGGACTAATACCAGTCCTGCAGTATATGATCAGATACTGCAAAAATATGGTATAACAATAACTTTTGAAGTTCGTTATAATTCTATAACGAGTTCTTTTAATTTTATAAGATAATAAGGAGGAATAAAAAATGCCAGAACCAAAAGCAAGTACATTAACAAAATTATTTCATGCTGATACTTTAGCAGATTTAAAAGATGCAACTAAAAGAAAACAAGTAGCGTTCGTGCAAAATATACCAGAATTTCTAAAGGCACCAGAAGGAATAACATATAGTGCTTTAGATATTCCTGACGAAAGACAAACAGAAGGAAGACAAAAAGCAGAAAATCTAGAAATAGAAATATTATTTAAAGAAGATCAATATGATGAATTAAAAGCATTACAAACTGCTAAAACAAATGGATATTGGGCAATTCAATTACCAGAGGATACTGCTGCACAACAAGGAAAACCATTAACATGGTATTTTACAGGTACATGTTATATAGGAATGAGTGAAATTGCTATAGATGATATGTTAAAATCAAAATTAACAATCTATAGAAGTTCAGAAATAACAGAAAGCAAAGGATTTCCCACAGCCTAGTTCTGTAAAATTGAGTGCTAGGAGCAGAACCATAAATAGAACTAGCACAACAGAAAAAAATACTGAGAAGGCAGAATAAGCCTTCTCTCTTTTGCAAAGGAGAGAAAATATGATAATAGAAACCAAAAATAAAATAATTAATTTAGTAATAAAAACAAGAAAAATAGTAGAAATAGCTAACCTACTAAAAAATAAAAATTTTGAAGAAGCTTTTACAAAAGCTTATGCTATATGCGATATAGAAGCTTTGGCTAAAATTATATTAAAATTAGCAGAAACAGAAGATGAGAAAAGTGCATTTAATTCAATAGATGAAGTATATGATTTTATAGACGATTGTAGAAAAGAAGGAATAGTTGTAAATGATTTATATTTAAAGATTGCGGAGGCTTTGAACGAAGAGGGTTTTTTCAAAAAGAAAATGACCAAGAAAGAACTAAAAGAGTTGATATCAAATCCTTTATCAACAATGAATATGAACGAATTAGTTCAAAAATCGGCAGAGAATGCAATGAGCAAAATAGCAGAGGAACAATTCCAAGGTTTCAGGGGCTAAATGATATAATTTTAAGAATAAAAAATACAAATAATTTAATTGAATTGATTTATGCAACAGAGTCTTTGGCATATTATTTTAACATGAAACCGTTTGAATTTTGGAATAGTAGATATTCAGAAATCAATATTTATTGCCAAACTCATTTGGCTAAAAATGCTGACGATTTAAAACGTGAGATTAATTTACAGGAAGCGGTAACAAATAAATTAATAAGAGCAGATAGCTTATCGAGAAATCCAAAAATAATCCCTATTCGAGATAATTATAAAAATTTATTTCAAGATGAAGAAAAAGAATACATTCAGTCACCAGAAGAAATAACAAAAAAGATGAGACTTCTTATGATAGAAGGAAAAAAATAATTTTTTCGACAAGTTTCGACAAAAATATATGAACAAAAGTGCTATACTTCTTTATATAATATAATAAAAGGAGATATAGAAGATGGAAGATATACAAATAAAAACTAAATTCTGCAAATTTTGTGGTGAAAAGATTCCAGAAGATGCGGTTATGTGTACTCACTGTGGAAGACAAGTTGAACAATTAAAAGGAGAACAACCTCAGGTCGTAATAAATAATACAAACACTAACACCAATATGAATAAGAATATTGGAGCAGTATCTGGTAGACCAAAAAATAAATGGGTGGCAATAATACTTTGTGCATTTTTAGGATTTCTAGGTGCACACAAGTTCTATGAAGGCAAAACAGGAATGGGAATATTATATCTATTTACTTGTGGATTATTTGGAGTAGGAATAATAATAGATTTTATAGCATTGTTATTTAAACCAAATCCTTATTATATATAAGAAATAAATAATTAAAACACTTGCAAATGCAGGTGTTTTTCATTTAGCATCAGATTAAATCTGGTGCTTTTATTATGCTTAAAAAGAAAGAGGGTGAAAGCATGACAGTAGAGGAAATTGAGATAATTGTAACAGCACAAGTAGAAGAGGCGTTAAAAAAGTTTCAAAAGGTTTTACCAACTATAAAGCAAACAATAAGGCAAGCACAAGAGGCTTTTTCAAAAGTAGATACTAGAGCAATGACAAGTAAGTTACATCAAGCAGTTAATTTTATGAAAAAGAAAATGCAAAATTTAAAGAAAAGTTCAGAAAACAATGAAATAGCAATAAAAGTAAATAATAAAGATGCACAAAAACAAATATCTCAAGTACAAAAACAAATAGATAGTTTGCAAGAAAAAATAAATGCTCGACAAATGAAATTAAACGTAATAAATCCTCAGATTGATAAAATTGTGGATGATACTAGAAAAAGTGTAACACCAGAAGGAATAAACCCTAATGATAAAGCAATGGATACAACAGTGAATAATGCATTAGGAAAGAATAAAGATTTTACAGTGTTAAATAATCAAGCACAAAAATTATATACTGAAATAGAAATGTATAATAAACAACTTAGTGAAGCAAAAAACAAAATGACACAATTAAAACAAGAAATAAATCAAACAGCAATTAGTCAAGGAAAATTGACTAGCTTTTTAAGTGGATTTAAACAAAAAATAGACCAAGTAAAGCCAAGCATATCAAAGATGAAAAACAGTTTTAAAGGTTTACCTAAAGTCACTCAAAATATAACTAATAATATAAAAGGAATGGGAACAGGTTTAAAAAACGGATTAGGACATGTTTTAAAATATGCAATGGCATTATTTTCATTAAGAGGAATTTATTCAATATTAAGTGGGTGTGCAAATGCATGGCTATCTAGCCAAAATGCAGGAGCAAAGCAATTAAGTGAAAACATAAATTATATGAAGTATGCTATGGGTAGTGTACTAGCACCAGTAATTCAATTTGTCACTAATCTAGTATATCAATTAATGAAAGCTATTCAAAGTGTTGCTTATGTATTAACAGGAGTAAATATATTTGCAAAAGCAAGTGCAAGTTCATATGCTAACATGGCTGGAAGTGCAAAAAAAGCGAAACAGGAAACAAAAGCGTTAGCAGGTGTCCATAGTGAAATAAATAATATTTCGGACAAAGATAATTCGGATGGTGGAAGTGGAGGGACAACAGCTCCTAGTTTTGATTTATCAAAAATGGATAATCAAATGATGGGATGGGTTGATAAGATAAAGAAGAAGCTCTTACTATTATTTAAACCTATACAAAAATCATGGAGTCAATATGGTAAACCATTACTGAAAAGTATGGAATATGCATTTAACAGCAATATAACACTAATAAAAACAATGGGAAAAAGTTTTAAAGAAGTATGGCTAAATGGAACGGGCGAAAAAACTTTAGGTATATATTTTCAGGCGTTGACATCCATATTTAATATTATAGGAAATATAAATACTGCGTTTGCAAACGCATGGCAAAACAATGGTGGGACTGAAACAATACAACAATTGTGGAATGGGTTTAATAATTTACTTTTAATAGTTCAAGATTTTTATAGAACAATAGAAGAGTGGACTTCAAGCGAAAATTTTCAAGAGTTTGCAAATTCAATAATTGGAATATGTGAAACACTATCAGGATGGTTTGAATTAGTAACACAAAAATTAAAGGAAATATGGGACAATGGAGGAAGGGAAACCTTTTCTAAATTATTAGGATGCATTTCTAAATTAGTTACGGCCATAAGTTCGATAATATCTTTTTTATCTCCGGTAATAGAATTTGTATTAAATATAGTTACCCCGGCAGTAACAGAAATAATTAAAGTTATTGGCTATGTGATAGATGCACTATCTGGTTTATTAGATTTTATAATAGGAGTATTTACTGGCGATTGGGAAAGAGCATGGAATGGAATTAAAGAATTTTTTATAGGTATATGGAATGCTTTAAAAACTGCAGTAGCAACAATACTTAATATTATTAAAGATAGTATAGTGTCCGTATTAAATGTAATAAAAAATATCTGGAATACCGTATGGAGCTGGATAAAACAGTTAGCAAATACAATATGGAATGGAATAAAGACAATAATATCAAATGCAATAAATGGAATAAAAAATACTATTTCAAACGTACTTAATGGAATAAAAAATATCTGGAATAATGTATGGAATGGGTTAAAAACTACAGTAACCAATATATTTAATGGAATATGGAACACAATAAAAAGAATTATAAACTCTATTTTAGGTGGAATCGAGGGTATGGCAAATGGCGTTGTAAAAGGAATAAATAAGGTAATATCAGTAATGAATAATTTAAGCTTCGACATTCCAGATTGGGTTCCAGGAATGGGCGGAAAAAAATTTGGATTTAACATCGGCTATATGAGCGAAGTATCATTACCAAGATTAGCAAAGGGAAATGTCGCTTATGAAAAAACACTAGCAATTTTCGGAGAATATGCAGGAGCAAGCAATAACCCAGAAATAACAGCCCCACAAAATATAATGAGAGAAACGTTTGAAGATGTTTTGTCAAATTATAATAACGAAAATAGCGATAGGCCTATAAATCTTACAGTAAATGTAGGAAGTACAAAACTAGGACAAATATTATTAGACAATTTAAGAGATATGAAAAGACAATCAGGGAAAGACATAGAAGCATTAGTAGGAGGATAAAATTATGTTATGGAAAGAACATGGAGATACGGGAAATTTACCAACACCGTCAACATATAGTGCAGACATAGAAGATACAGACAAAGACAGTTATTCTTCTATTGTTGATGGTTCTTTAATAGATAATCCCATAGCTGTAGGAATGTTAAAGCTTTCTATGTCATGGGATTTTAACACAGAAGAAGAAGCAGAACAACTTATACAAAAGACATATAAAAACCCATTTATATTGGATGTTAAAGTTCCAGTAGTAAATGGAGGTTTTTTAGAAAATGCAAAGTTTAGAGTATCAAAAAGAAAAGTCGAAATGATAAGTACAGAAAAAGAAAAGAGTACTTCCAAAACAAAATGGAAGTGCTCTTTTAATTTAATGCAAAAAGAATTAACAGAAGCACAAAAAACAGCGGTAGAGGGGGCAAATAGTTAATGTATAGTACAAGTAATAACTATAAGTCTAAAGTATACAATGTAACTCATTTATTAAAAGTATACATAAATGACACGGAGATAGATTCTAAATATATATTAGACTGTAAACCCTCGAAAAAAGCTTTCTCAAGTGATGAGTTTGCATTGGGCTGTATAGAAGCACAAAGCATAGAATTAAAATTATATAAATCAGTAATACCTGCAACTATAAACAAAGTAGAAATCAAGAGTGGAATAACAGGCGAAATAATACCTGTTGGAGTATTTAATGTGGATGATATAAGCAAAGAAGACGATTACACAGTAACATTTAAATTACGCGATAATATGATTAAATTTGAATTTAATTATAATGGAAAAACACTAATAAATAGCAATAATGGAAAAGCAAAAATAATACAGGTACTACAAGACTTATGTACAAAAGCAGGAGTAGAACTTCGGTTCTACTTCTTTTTTAAACATGAATAAGGAAATAGCAGTGTACGACAATACAGTATCAGCAAGAACTTATTTAAGTTATATAGCAGAACAAGCTGGTGGAATAGCAGTAATAGGTAGAGATGGAAAACTATATATAAAAACAATCGGAGAAAGTTCAGTTACACTTCCATTAAAGTTATTTAAGACTTTTAAATGGGGAGAAAAATTTAAAATAACACGTGTAAGATATGATGATGGAATACAACTATTTGAAAAAGGAGATACAACAGGCAATACAGTTTATATCAGCCAAGACAATATGTACATAGTTGATCAAGATCAAATCAATAATATTTATAACACATTAAAAGGACTAGAATTTTACAGTTTTGAGGGCGAAAGCATAATAGACCCAGCACTAGATACAGGAGATATCGTTGTTATAGATGGTAAAAATGTAATATACCAAGGTTCAATGCAATTTTCAGGACGTTGGATTGCAAATATTGAAAGCAAAATACAATGTAAAGCAAAAGAAGAAACAACTACTAGAACACCATCACAAAGAACTATAAACAGAAGAGTGGAGTCAAATATTAATCAGATAGATGGAAAAATAACTCAACTAACCGAAGAAACCACAGAGAACACACAAAAGATAACCAAAGTAGAGCAAGACGTAAATGGAATAACCAGTAAAGTATCATCAGTAGAGCAATCAGTAGAGAACATAACAAAAATAGAAGGTACAGCAGAAGGAAAGAACATATATATAGATGATGCATCTGCGGAACCATTAATAGATATAATGCTAGAGGGCGAGAGCCAACAGGCAACGAGGAGTGGGAAGAACTTACTTGATAATACTGCGACTACAAAAATATCAAACGGAATAACATTTACTGTGAATAGCGATAAAACAGTTTTAGCAGATGGTACAAATGATACCTCTGCTAACAGCAGTTTGGTTATCAATAGATATGATTTAAGCCCAGGAACATATATTCTAAACGGCTGTCCGAGTGGTGGTGCTAGTAATACTTATAGATTAGCTATCCAAGAGACAGGTAGTTATAGTATTTTAGGTTCTATAGATATTGGCAATGGCAGTGGAGAATTTACAATAGATACTACAACAAACGTTCAAATAGCTATATTTATTCAGAAAGGTTTAATGGTAAATAATTTATTATTTAAACCAATGTTACGAAAAGCAACAATAGCTGATGATACATATGAACAATACGGAGCAAGCCCAAGTCCAGATTATCTAAGCGAAATAGAGAATTTGGAGGGAGAGAATATTTGTCCTTCTTTGAATACAACAAGGACAATAAATGGAGTAACGTTTACAAAAAACAAAGACGGTTCAATAACAATGAATGGAACTGCAACAGCAGAAATAACGTACCCAATTAACGTAAATACTACTACGAATACAAGAACAGTATTGTTGAAAGCAAATTCGAACTACAGAATGTTATCAAATTATGAGAGCGGAAAATATACAACACAGGTGTTTTATTTAAAAAATAATGTTATGACATATTCTTCTTCTTTAATAGAAACAGTAGAAGAAACAAAAGTTGGTATGTATATTAGAGTATATAAAGATGCGGTATTAGAGAATGTAACAATATATCCACAAATTACACAAGGTGAAGAATATAAACCGTATGTACCATACAAATCGCTTGAATTTAAAGATGAGGGGAAGAATTTGTTTGACTGTGCAAATAGCAAGATAATTTATAGTAATGGTATCACACCTCATGAAAGATTAACTAATGGATTAAAAATAATATCTAGTGGTATTCAATATAATATGCTGTATTTTTTGGTTGATACAGTAGAAAATTTAAAAGGCAAAACATTAACATTATCAAGTGATATTTTATTTTCAAAAGAAAAGCAATATGTAGATTTGGGATTATATTACACTGATTTTAATAGTGGTAATAGAACATCGTTTGGACTTATAAAGAGTATTAAAACAGAGGGATATTATACTATAAAAGGAATAGTAGAAGAAGGCGAAAATAGAGATTATGTTTGTATAGGTTTAAGACCTAATATGGATTCTAACTTTGCAAAGGGTGACTATACAATATATGACAATTTACAAGTAGAAATTGGTGAAACAGCAACACCATATACCTCACACCAAGAACGAAAAGAATATTTTCCACTATCAGAAGGGCAAAAACTATATAAAGGTAGTTATCTAGCAAGTGATGGAATACATCATAAGAGGAATCAAGGAACTGTAAAAATATCAAATATAGTAACTCTTTCAAATGGAAACATAGGTGGAATATTTGTACCAAAGGGAAAGAAAAAGGATAGCCATAATAAGTTATTTTGCACAAAAGCAAAACATGACATGACAAAAAGTTTTATAACAGATACTGTTTATGAAAATCCATCAAATGTTGTTTTTGTAGGAGATTCAACTGATACATTAGAAACACTTAAAGAAAAATATGATGGTGCAATATTAGAATACGAGCTAGCCGAAGAAGAAATAATACCTTATACAGAAGACCAAAAAGAAGCGTGGGAGAAATTGAGGCATTTTACATTATTTAAAGGTATTAACAATATAACAAGTACAGCAAATGCTAAAATCACATATGTTAGAGATAATGGGTTAAGTGACACATACGAAAACAAGCGAAACATAAAAGAAAATCACTACACAAAAAGTGAAACAGACTCGCAAATAAGTCAAACAGCAGACTCAATCAAAGAGTCAGTCAAAGCAATAAACGAACAAACACAAGAAAAGCTTGCAACATTGGAGCTAGCCAATCAAAGTTTAGAATTTGCAACTAAAAGAACCGGTGGAAACAATTTAATTAGAAATAGTGCAATGATTAATGATAATAATTTCTGGCTAGCACACGCTAAATATCCATATCAAGAGTCAGATACACCACCTGACAATCCTACTGAAGGAGCATACTGGTATTGTACTGCCAATAGTGGAAGTTACATAGAAAATCAAATGTATGTGTACAACAGTGGTTGGCGAGTATCAGAACTGTCAAGAAAATCATTGTTAAGTGCTCAAAACTACTTCGCTTATACAACTTCTAACGAATATTGGGCGAACGGCAAAAATGCTAATGAAAATACACTGAGTGGACGAGTTATTAAGCTTGATGGAAGACAAGACTATACAGTATCACATATATTCAATATCACAGAACCTATTACATTAAATCAAAATGAAAACCAAATGGCAATATCATACTTTATCAAAAACAGTATAGTACAAGGAAATGTCTGCGTAGGACTAATGTTCCTTAACGAGGCAGATTTTACAGAAGTAGAAAAACCTTACTCATTGTATGAGCCTGGTATTATACTGACACCAGACGATTTGAAAGATTTAACTAAAATAGAGCAAATAATAGAAATACCTAAGAAATCAGATTTTATTCCTGTAGTTGTAAGTAACACAGCACCTACAGATACAACTAAGAATTGGTTAGATACAACGATATATTTACCAAAAAAATATAACTCTCAAACATCACAGTGGGAAATATTAGATACAAAAATGTCATTGTATAATGAGAGTTCAAGAGAAGTTTGGACTTATAGATATTTCTATGGGTTCTACTATCAAACACCAATAATATACGATACAGCAGAAATCAAGAGTTGTTATGTGGCATTAACATTTTATCCTGCATTCGCAGTTTATACAGGAAATGTAGAGCCTACACCTTACAAAGGGTTATATTGGAATAATAAAACAACAAATCTAGTTAAGAGAGCAAAATACAATGATACCACCTTTGTAGAATGGGAAACACTCGATATTCCAAGTAGTTTATTGCCGACTGGTGCTAGTTTAGGTGTTGAGCTATTTGATTACATAGTGCCAATTAAAGGATTCATTGAAATTGCTGATTTAAAGCTTGAATATAACACTATGTGTACTCAATGGACTCAATTTCCTGGGGAAGTTTATGGCAAGAATTATAAAATGGACGAAAAAGGCTTTTGGATTCAAGCGAATCAAAATACTATGTTTATAGATGAGGACGAAATCCTGGCGACATATAAAGGAATAAATATATTCCAAATTAATAAAGACTTAGCATATTTCTACAAAATACAAGCAACCGAGAGTATAGAAATAGGAAATTATTTCTTGAAAACTCAACAAATTAATTCAAAGAATATGCTGTTACTTTATTAGAAAGGAGAGCATATGGCAGTATCAAGTAATATATCAATAACACAAAACTCACAAAATATAGCAAACAATAAAAGTAATATAACTGTTAGAGTACAAGTAACAACGACAGGAGGCTCGTATAATGGATATTCTAAAACAGGTACTTGTACAATAGACGGAACAACATACGATTTTAGTCATAATATACCTCAAAATTCAACTACAACAATTTTTGAGAAAACATTAGATGTAACACACAATAATCAAGGAGAGAAAACCGTTTATGCTAGTTTCTCGTTTCAAACGGGTATATCAGCAGGAACAATAAGTGGATCAACATCTAAGAAATTAACGACAATTCCTAGAACTTCCGAAGTAAGTTTAAGTAAAAAGAATTTCAATGTTGGCGAAACTATAACAATATATACTAACCGAAAAAGTGCCAGTTTCACGCATACAGCAGTCGTCAAATTCAATGGGCAGACAGTTAGAACACAAACAGGAATAGATGCTTCATATAGTTGGAATACAAATGAATTATTTGCTAAAATTCCAAATCAAAATCAGGCTAATGGTACAGTGGAACTTACAACTTATAGTGGTGGTACTAGAATAGGAACAAGTACAGTTAATTTTACAGGCTATGTAGTAAATAGCGACCCAGTATTTAATAATTTTGATTGCGAAGATACTAATCCAATAACTAAAACTTTAACTGGAAGTTTACCGGGAAGTAATCAAAAGTACATACGAAAGTATAGCAATTTAAAGGTAACAATAACAAGTGCAAATAAGATGACTACAAAGAACAGTGCTATACCTAAATATTACAATATTGTGGTTGGCAACAAAATCGAAAAATTAGATTATTCAACATCAGAAATTTCAAAAACTATAAATAATATGGACGATAATACGGTAACAGTTTTCGCTGTTGATAGCAGAGGAAACCAAAAAGACAAAACAAAAGCATTAGATATTGTTGAATATTCTGAAACTGTTTTACAAAGTGTTAAGATTGAAAGAAAAGAAGGTGTAGGGAAAACAGTCTTAATAAGTTTATCTGGCAAATATGCAAATATTGATTTTGGGGCAAAACTCAACACAGTCAAAAGCATTCAATTGCGAAAAAAGAGCAAGACAGAGACCGAATTTGGCAGTTGGGCTGAAATAAAGCAATTGGTTACAATAAACACTGAAAACGGCACATTTAGCTGTGACTCAAAAGAAATTACAGGACAAACTTTCACTCTAGGTACAGAGTATGATATAGAAGTTCAAGTTAAAGATGAATTGAGTTCAGACACAGAACCAGTATCTCTTAATAGTGGAAAAGTGCTACTTTCAGCACTAAAGAATAAAGGAATTTGTGTTGGGGGAATATATAATGAAACAGTAGGAGGACCATTACAACTAGACAACAAGAACGTTATAAATTGGATTAATAGTAAACAGGATAAACAAAAACATATTCTAAAAGCCATTCTTGCTACTGATAATACAACGATAACATCTTCTAAAGACTATGATGCTGTATTAGTGCCTCTAGGAGAACAAATAG